GGGCATTATCAAATATGAAAAAGGAATATAAAGATTATTCTTTAGAAATAAAAAAAGAAGATATCAAAGAAGATGGAACATTCCAGGGATATGGAAGTCTTACAGATAATGTTCCCGATGGAGTAAGAGATATTGTAGCCCCCGGTGCCTTCAGGGAAACACTCAGAATGCAAGGTCGCAACCGCAACGGTATCCCAATGTTATGGCAGCACAATAGCTCAAAAATTCCAGGGGTATGGTCCAGTATGATTGAAGATCAAGCAGGATTAAAGGTTGAAGGCAAACTTGCTCTAAAAACAACCCTCGGTTCAGATATTTATGAAATTATGCGAATGGGTGCTGAACTTGGTACTTTCCAACTCGGAATGAGTATTGGTTATGATGCTAAAGAAGTTGAATATGATCAGGAAAATAGAACCAGGACAATTAAACGTTTAGAATTATGGGAATTATCAATTGTTACTTTCCCATGCAAGTTAGGTGCTGGTGTTGATACAGTTAAAAGTATAGAAGATGCAAAAAATATAAGAGAAATTGAAAATGCCTTGAGAGAGTCAGGACATACAAAATCAGAAGCACTACAGATTATTAAAGTGATTAAACAGTCTTTGAGAGAGTCAGAGATTAAAGAAAAAGAGAAAGAAGCAGAAAGAAAAAAAGCAGAAGAGGATTTGAGAGAGTCAGAAATTCTTCAAGCAGGATTAAATGATATTTTGGGAACATTAAAAAGTTTTAATACAACTAATACTCAAAATACAGAAAATGAATTCAAAGGAATTTTAAACCAAATATAATATAAAGGATTTTGTTTACGATGGGTGATGAACTGAAAACAAATGAAGATGTTGTCAAAGCAGTAAAAGCTGAAATCAAATCTTTTGGAGAGAATACCAAAAAGAATTATGATGAGCTGAAGAGTAATTATGAAGATCTGAAAAAAGAACTTAAAGATTCTGAGAAAAACTCGGATACTCTTATCAAAGAGAAGGTTGTAAAACTTACTGAGGATATTACAACCAGGCAGGAAGATCTTGACGAAAAGATTGCTAAATCAGAACTTGCTGAAAAAGCGGTTAATGATAGGATTGATCAGCTTGAAGTTGCTCTAAAAAGAACTCCTAAAGATACTGGTGAAAAAGCAACAAAAGAAGAAAAAGAAGCCAGGGATTTTATGATTGATTGTATGGTAATCAATGATAAAACTGGTAAGGGTGCTAATTGGGAACAGGTTCTAAATAGAGAAGTTGATGTAGATGAGTACAAAGCCTATAGACCTGCTTTTGACGCCTTTCTTAGAAAACGTGATGAAAAGTTTTTGAGTGCTGATCATCTTAAAGCATTGACACTTGGTACTGATCCTGATGGCGGGTATACTGTTACTCCTGTAATGTCTAATAGAATCGTAACCAGACTTTTTGAAAGTGATCCTATTCGTCAGATGGCAAGTGTTGAAAGAATTTCTACTGATGCCATTGAGTGGATGGTAGATTATGATGAAGCTGGTTGGGGTTGGGAAGCAGAAACAGTTGCTGGTGGAGAAACAGATACACCTCAGTGGTTCAAGAAACGCATCCCTGTCCATGTACAGTATGCTAAACCACGCGCATCCCAGACCCTTCTTGAAGATTCTGGGATTAATATTGAAAATTGGCTTGCAGATAAAGTTGCCAATCGTTTTAGCAGAGGTGAAGCAGCCAGTTTTATAACAGGTGATGGTGTTGGCAAACCTCGTGGAATCTTGACATATAGCAATTATGCAACCGCTGGTGTTGATGAGTATGGTAAAATTGAACGCACTAATATGGGTGCTGCTGCTGCCTTGACTACAGATGGTTTTATTGATGTAAAATACAGTCTTATCGAACAGTATCTTGATAGAGGTACTTGGCTAATGAATCGTTTGACTGTAGCTGATACAATGAAACTTAAAGATGGTGAAGGTAATTTTATTTGGAAACCAGGTCTTGCTGAAGATCGTCATGGTACAATTCTTGGTTTACCTTTGAGAATGAGTACTACAATGCCTGTTGTTGCTGCTGGAGCACTTAGTGTTGCAATTGCAGATTGGGCAGAGGCTTATATGGTAGTTGATAGACTTGGTATTACAGTACAGCGTGATCCTTATACTGTTAAACCGATGGTTGAATTCTATACCAGAAAAAGAGTTGGCGGTGATGTAACTAATTATCAGGCCATTAAACTTGGTGTTATTGCTGCTTAATAAAAAATTAAAGATAAATATAATATAATAGGAGTATGATATGGGTGGTGTACGTGATGGGTTCAGTAATTTTAAATTTTTTGAAGCGCTGGCACCTCAGTCTTTTGATGGATCTGCAAGTGTAACCGGTGCAACTGTTGATAAACAGGGATATGAAACATTAACTTTTATTGTTCATGCTGGTGAAATTTCTGGTATTGCATCTGCACTTACAAGTGTAACATCTTGTGCTTGGGTAAGGATGCAAGATGGTGAGTCTAATGCTGCTGGTACTGTAGTGTGGGCAAATTGTCAGGCAAGCGATATTCAGGTTGACCTTAGACTTTCTGGAGCAACTTCCAATACTGCTGGTCTTACATCAACATCAATGGGTATCTTGAATGTATCTAATGCAGGCTCAGGGCTGGATAATGGTACCTTCTTTTGCCTCGGTGGTGTTAGTGCTGATAATCAGAGTTTCTGGGAATCACAGGCATATGCAGCTGGTTATATCGGTGATAAACGTTGGATCAGGGTTGTTGTTTCTGTATCTGCTGCTGGTGAAACTTCTGCTGTTGGTATTGCTGCTATTGCAGTTCTTGGACTTGAAGCAAATTGGCCTGTAAATACAGTAAGAAAAACATCTTAAAAATAAATAAATAAGATTTATTTCAGGGGATGATATTAATTTATCTCCCCTGATTTTATAAGGAGTAGATATGGCAGAAGTAGATAGCACTTATACAACCGATGTTGGTATTTTACAAGGTGCCACTACCTTTTTTATGAAGGCTGCTGGTATTTTTAAATTCTTTGATACTGATATAACTGGTGATGAACTTAGAGGGATTTTTAGATCAGACAGGACATTGAATCGTTGGGATGTTGCATCAATGGGTACAGCATCTGGAGCAAAAGAGATTCTTACACCGGCATATGGCACTGTTTTGATTCAGGATATGGCGGCAAATGAAAGTGGGTATCTTTCTTTGATTGCTGCTTCTTTAGGTGATGAATTGATTTTTATTACCCATAATAATACTTCTAATGCAGAAGTAACAGTTGGAATGACAGGGATTAATACAGCATCCTTGTATAATCTTTCAAATGTTAGATGTTCAGCGCTTAAGTTTAGCATGAGCACAACTAATGGATCATGTTTTATTCGCCTTAAATGCTTTAGTGATGGTGTTTGGTCTATTACAGAATTAAATACAAAAGATAATAACGTTTTGGCATTGCCTGAAGCCTAATAACCGAAAGGTAATTTATGTCTAAAATTAAAATGATAAAAACAACCCCAGGTGCATTAGATGGGATTCATATCAGGAAGTTTGATCAAGGAATGGTTTATTCTATCCCTGATCAAATTTCCCAGTCTCTTGCAGAATTATTTTTGAGCATGGGTGTTGCAAAAGTAGCAAGAGAAAGAAGTGTTTTTAAACCAAAAGAAACTGATGTTGTTGATGTTCCTGAAATTAAAGTTGAAGATCTTGAACCAGAAAAGAAAAATACTTCTGAATCTGATACTGAAGTAAAAGAAGAAAAGAAAACTATACAGATTTTTATGCTATCTGATGAAATTAATGTTTCATCAAGTGAAATTGTTAGAACAGCAAAAAAACTGAATATTGGTGTTAAAAATCATATGTCAGTTTTATCGGATGAAGAAGTCCAAAGAATTAAAAAGAAATTAAATAAATAAGTAGGTAAATTATGACTTATTATAACTATTATGATTCGAATAATTATGGCGGCAGGATTCCGAGAAAAACAGGGAGTCTTATTGCCAAAGAATTAAATAAGAATGGTAATAGGTATTGGAAAGTTATTACTGAACCTACAGTTGAACCAATAACAGTTGATGAACTAAAGTTTTTTTCTCGTATTGATACAACTGCGGAAGATACATTATTACAGGGCTTTATAAAAGCAGCACGAAGAGCAACCGAATCTTATTTAGGCAGAGCATTAAACACCCAGACTATCAAAATGGTAATGGATTTTTGGCCTGATTATAGTGTTGATTTACCTGCACCACCATTAATTAGTATTGATAAGGTTGCTACTGTAGATGAAGACGATGTTGAGACCACATATAGTTCATCAAATTACTATGTCGTCACTGAGAGTATTCCGGGCAAAATAGTCCTTAAACAATCAGTGACGGCTCCAATAAATACTGATAGAGATTATTCAGGATATTTAATTCAGTTTCAGGCAGGATATGGGGATAGTGCTACAGACGTACCACAGCCGATTAGAGAAGGAATTAAGGTATGGGCGGCATCTGTATATGCAACAAGAACATTCGATCCTAAAAATCCACCTCCTGAAGCCCGTGCTTTTTTAGACCTTTTCAGGGTTGCTGGAGTGATAGTCCGATGAGTTGGATTTGTTCTGATCTTCGCGAACAGGTTCAGATCTTAATACCGGATCAATATCCAAATGATAATGGAAGCCTTGATTTATTGTTTGGAAATTCAATGGGCGAAGGATTTGCATTTGGGCCATTTTCTAATTTAGTTCCTGTAAAGACTGTTTGGATGGGATTTAAACCCGTTTCTTTTGTCGGTAGAGGTGGACAATATATAAGGGGAGAACAAGTAAATGAAAATGTTACACATAAATTTAAAGTTAGAAGGGTTGCTGTTGATGATTTAGGGAAACAATTTGGGAATGGTTTTGGATCAAGTTTTAAATTCATGGCAGATTTAATGGGTTTAAAATCAGATTATTTTTTATTTGTTGAAAGATCAAGCGCAGCAAAAGGTAGGTTATTTAGAATCCATGATATTACAGATAATAGAGAAGATCGAGAATATTTGTGGATTGAGGCAGAAGAACTTGAAGAGAAAGGTACAGGTTTCGGGATATAAATGGCAGATATAGAATCAAAAGTTATTGATAGTAGAAAAATATCTATCGCATTAAAAAATATGCCTAAAAATATTTTGGATGCTGTGCAAAAGGAATTATACAATGGTGCAAAAGATATAAGAAATAATATTATCAAAGGAATGCAACAAACAACAACAGCACCTTGGTTTTATTGGAGAGGCAAGAAACCTGGAAGAAGAAAACATTACCCATCTGCCCCAGGTGAATATCCCGCAAGAGATAGCTCAGATTTATGGAACTCTATTATAGTTGACCAAAGAGATCTTGAAGCAGAGGTTGGTGTTGAAATTATGGGTGAAAAATATGCTCAGTTTCTTGAAGAAGGAACAGATAAAATGGAGGCAAGACCATTTTTACAACCAGCTACAGATGAAGAGGCACCACAAATAGAAAAGAACATTTTAGCAGCAGCG